TTCTGCGATTGGCATCCGATAGACTTCAGACCAAAGGTGACCACCGTAATACGTTAACAAAAAACTAGGTTCGTAAATGAGCTGTTCTTTATCCTGCGGCGTTAGGCCAAAGAAACGTGACACCCAATGGGATGCTCACCACTTCCTCATGTCCACAGGCAGGACACGTAGTCTCCTGTTTCATCCGGATGCCTGGTTCGTTATCACGGATATAGTTTCTAAGCATCAACGAATCTCGAGCCGGCATCATCCTGACAAACTGAGCAACCTTCGCTCGATTGTCAATTCCATCAACTGACACCAAGGTGTGCAATAGGTTTGTTGTGACAGTGCTGGAGCTTTGAAGATTTAACTTTTTTTGTTTTTCTAAAGTGACGTTGATGTCTTCTTCATCAAGACCCGTCAAAAATCGAAACTTGACAAGTTTTTTCGTGTGTGGCAGCATAAACTCAAATAAGTTTTCGCCTTCAACGATTGGTTCAATTTCTAGACGTTGTATCGGTAACTCTGCAAGGTTAAAAGTACGTTTTAAGTTCTGTGCGCACTCGTCGTTTCCACACGTTACCTCTGCATCGTATTCATGACCATAACCAGTAATTCGAATTGCCACCATCAATGCATTACGATCTCCGACGAGCATCGAAACTGGGTCGACTGTTTTGTCAACAAGACACGATCTGATAAGCTCCGTGATGACAGTTCCTTTTTTCAAAAGAGCTTTGCTTGTTAGGATGTCTTCTTCGCGCGTTGTCATGCTTCGAATTTCAATCGAGTCTCGATTATAAAGAGACGATGACTTTGGATAGACCTTTCCGTTTGAGGGAACAGGAACAAGTTCCACTGGAATGTCAAGGTTAAAATCTTGACGTGCAGCATCGTACTGAGAAATTGACTTAATCTCTGAGTCTACGTCGCTGGGCTTGGTTCCTTGATTAAAGACTTCGTTTCTCTTATTTCGTTCGTCTGACATTGCGTATTTACGTCCTGTGTTGATTCTATCGCCAACCAACAGAGCGTAAATACGCTTATGTAAAGAATCTCTGCCTATTTCAACGTATAGACTGCGTATTCTCCGTCTTGAAGACCCATACAAATCATTTCATGATGAGAAGCAACCCTAATCACGTTGTTGTCGACAAGAACATCGATTAAAAGTTGAAGTTGACGTAACGTTATGCCGAGGTCTATCGCAAGAGGACCAACAATCATTGGCCTATGCGACTTTTGAAACCATGCAACAATGGTCCTAAGTTTACGTTGGACGCCTGTATCACAACCTAAACGTAATCGGTTTGAAATATCATCAGAAACCAACCACGTTTGTTTAGATTCTTCCATTCAAAACAACTATACGTTAAGAGCAAACTAACTACACACGTCTATCGAAGATAGTCGACTGCGGTTTGAACCTGAGTCAGAGCACGTTTTAACAGTATGCTTGCCTCATGGTCTCCTCCTAACAACGTGTTTAATGCTGACGCTAACTCGTTCGACGCCTTGTACGCTCTAACGAGAGCAACTCGACGTCGCTCAAGCTTTTGAGCTTCAGCCTTCTCTGCGTTATCGGATCGTTTCATGCTGGTGTCATAATTATAACACTACGTCTGTGCAGTGCATATATGACAATTTGTTTAGAGCTTTTCTAAAATTTTAAGCCTTGTAAAGCTCTTCCGCCGTCGCTCGAGCCAACGATTTTACATAATCTTCAAAAATAACATTGAACGATTCAATGAATTCTTCTTCAATCGATGGAGTTAATTCGCTTGAAATTAACAGATCGCCAACGTCGGACGACTTAAATCTCGAAATCCCAGCTCCTCCAACGCCTGATTTTGTCATGTGGTTAGCAATCAAACCCATCGCACGTGGTGCAACGGCTTTTATCACTGCATTTGCAACTGACTTACCAAGCCTACCAATTTCTTCTGAAGACACTTCTGATGAAACCATCGAATCAATCCTTGACGGATCTGGCATCAGTTCATTCAACAGAGCTTCCTTGATCAAGGATCGTAATTGAGTCGTGCTAAGTTTGATCGTTTTCATTGAGTTATTTATCCTTGTCAAGTTAGCGACAACGCACAAGCTCTGATTTTTTGAATGTTCTGATCTTGCGGGTTTCTATCCTCCAAACCGTTTGCAATTTCCATCAACAACGCTCCGATTAATGTCAAAGTGCCGTTTCTGATGGCTTGACGAACCTCAGAAATGAGTTCTGCTTGTGATTTTGTAGGATTCAATGGAACACGTGATTGAAGCTGTAGAACTAAATTAATGGCTGAACGAAATTTTCTATAGAAGAGGTCCATTGCGTTAAGTATAGGACATTTACTAAAACATCAATCTATCTTTAAAATGATTCAAGGTCAATGAGAGTGATTACTCAAAGACCTTGATTTGTATAACGTTAATAATACGTAATCGTCAAGCTGCAATGTTAAAATTGGAGCACGTACTGGTCAGCCTGAATCGTGAGTGAAATATCGGCAAGCTCGCCGTTACCATAATCAAGTTCACCGAAATTCGTTTCCGTGATCAACGCACCCTTTATGTCCCATAACTCTACGACAGTTCCTACTGGATCAAGCAGCTTTAGTTGGACATCGCGTTTATAAAAGTCAGCATAGCCTGAACGACCACTGACGCTTTCATAGTGCAAACGAAGCCATTCCATGACCTGTTGTGCACCTGATGGTGCAATCGGATCGTGTAACGTTATCGCCATCGTACCAAATTTAGTTAGACCAGCAAGGTAACGTCGAGAGTTGATGAACGGAACTTCGATCGCTTCGGTCGTCACCTGAGGACGCGCAGCGGTTTTTACAATGAATGCGTCGATTCCTTCTATCATTAGAACCCATCTATTTTTTCTTTTGGGTTCAAATTTATTAGGGATCATTGATGTAACGTCTAGTGTTTCTGCGGCCATGTTAAATCTCCTTACCGCAAAGGCGGTTCACATTTAACTATCAACGAAACACAAAAACGTATTTGATTTTTTACGATGAAAAATACGCTTGACCTTAATAGAATTATTGATAGAAAGCGATGAATAACCAATGGGCGCAGTAGCGGGAAAACAACTAGAACAAGTCGAATGTCCTTTATGTCAGTCTTTTTCATCAAAACGATTGACAGCTGTTGAAAAACACCTCGTTGAGGCGCATCAATCATCGTTTAAAATCGTTTGGGATTCTAAAAATAATGGCCCTAAAAAATGCCAGTGTGGGTGTGGAAACGAAACAAAGTTCCTTGGGTGGAAACAAGGATACGCTGCGCTATTGAAAGGTCATAACGCAAGCATCTATAAGATATACGACGAGGTTAAGGCAAAAGAGATCTCTCAAAAACGTCGTGAAAAACTGATTGGTCAAACAAGTTGGGCAAAAGGTCTGACAAAAGAGACTGACGAGCGAATCAAACTCAGAGGTGAAGGAACGTCCAAGGGTTTAAGAAAAGGATACGACGAAGGTCGCATCAAGATTTGGTCAAAAGGTCTGACCAAAGAGACAGACAAAAGACTTGCAGCTCGAGCGGCGGAACAAAAAGAATCATTTGCATCAGGTGAAACTGTACCGTGGGCAAAAGGTCTGACAAAAGAGACAGACGAGCGAATTTCTGCAATGGCATTAAAGGTTTCAATCACGCATAGAACACAACACATTCGTCAAAAATTAGACGCTGCAAAACGTTTAAACAATGAAGAAATCAAATCACGAATTGAAGCCAGCGGAAAGTTACGTGTCATCGATTTTGGTGAGTACGTTAATGATGCATCACAATGCATCAAAGTTGAATGCATCACATGTAATGAACAAACAACGTCATCATTGAGAAGGTTGCAATACGGAAGGTGCTTTAACTGTGATCCAGGAGGATCAATAACTCAACATGAAATTTCTTCATGGATTAAAAACACGTTAAATGTCAACGTCAAACCTAACAACAGGACGGTCATTCAAGGTGAACACAGGCTTGCAGAGTTAGACATCTACATTCCAGATCACAATGTTGCGATTGAATATAACGGGTTATATTGGCACTGTTCGCTTCATAAGTCTGACAACTATCACAGCAATAAAACAATAAGCTGCGCGAGCTCGGGAATTCGACTGATACACGTCTTTGAAGACGAATGGCGAGACAAACAACCGATCGTCAAATCAATCATCAAACACTCGTTAGGTTTAACGATAAACAAAACTCATGCACGAAAATGCACAGTTGCTTTTTTAACAACAAAACAAAGAAAACAATTCTTTAACGATAACCATATCGATGGAGACACTGCAGCAACGGTTGCCATTGGTCTCTTTAATTCATCGAACGAAATCGTTGCCGCAATCAGTCTTCGACACCCATTCCACAAAAAATACGATGAATCAATTGAGGTTGCAAGGATGTGCACCTCGATCGACACGGTCGTTCAAGGCGGGCTTAGCAAATTGACATCTGAAGCAAAGAAATGGGCAAAAGACAACGGCTTCAAAAAACTTTTATCATACGTCGACACTAGATTAGGCAGCGGAAAATCTTGGGTAGATTCTGGTTGGATTAAGTTAAATGAAACGACACCAAGGTTTTGGTGGACTGACTTTCACGACAGGTTCAATCGGTTCAAATACAAGGCCGATAAATCACGTGGAATGACTGAAGCTCAGGTTGCTGCAGAAGCAAACGTCGTTAAAATATGGGGTTGCAAAAACCTGATACTTGAACTCAACGTTTAATAATGCTTGTCCATCACGTCTTCCGACAAGCCATAATCAAGCACGACAAGTCGTCCATCAGGCGTCTTCCCCCAGTGTTCGTGCGAAAGCAAGTCATCATAAACCAGATCGTTCTTTCGAATCAGGTTTAACAGTGCTGTAGCAAGGACCTGAGGCTTTTCTGGGAGAAGGTAGATGGCAGATATCCCGCGTTTAACGGCGCTTCTAAAGACCCCAGGTGCGACACCTAGCTGTCGATGAAACTCAGGTTCAGACGACATAGGTCGAACAATGTCAGCAACGATCCATCGAAATTCGGGATCGTTGTCATGGATCGTTGTCACGATCTCACGAGTCTGTGGGTTTGAATAAACCTTTACTTCGGCTTCGTTTTGTGCGGTTCCCTTTTCGTTAAACGCGACTTTCAAAACGTAACGTGAACTTAAAACATATGCTGCACGTGACGAACCTTTGCCCAACTTGACAAGTGTTTTATCTGCATATTCAAACATTTCCTTGATGTTTGTAAGGCTCTTAAACTGCTTCCAATCAAACGATTCAGATCTCAGTTTTTCCAACATCAATGAAACATACTCTTTTAAAACTTGATTCATTATTACTCGTCTATATTAAGACCCAAACTAACATACAAATTTTGAAGTTCTTCAAAAGCTTTATCGCTATAAAATAATTTCTGTTTATTATTTCTTTGAAATGCAGCTGCGTCGGCTTCATCAACACATAAACGTAATGATTCAGTTGACGCGCCACGACGATCAAATTTATCGCAAAGTTCATTAAACATTCGCATTGCTTCTGAACTACTTTGATACCGATCAACGTCAGCATTTGTGACGTCAGCAATAATTTTTTCAGCATCAGCATATTTTGGAAACACCGTGTCAGCGAAGTCGGGACCTTTGTGAGGTGCAGGTTTACCAAACGACGAATGATGGTCTTCATGTGATGCTTCTTTTAAAGAAACCTCTGCAATCAGGTTTCTAAGTTGATCAACGTTAAGCTTGACAGCCTTTTTAGATTCTCCAAGATTTTGTCCAAATGTTGAAGGATCTGATTCCCAAAATTCAGGTGGAAAATCAACATTGTATTTCGAACAAAATGCCATCCATTCTTCCAACGATAAAGACGTATCTAACACGTTGTCGGTTTTAAGAATTGCTTCAAACCGAGGAGGATATGAATACTCTTTACCGTAAACTGATTTCCACGCATTAAAACGTTCAAGAAATTTTAAACCAGAATAAACTTTTTGATGTGAATGAGGAGATTCGTTGATCAGATTTAACAATTGTTGAGCATTGAGCTTTTTTGTTTTTTTCATTTTTTATCTTTCACATCCACGATTTTCGCAAAACAATACCACAAATTGCATTTGGTGTGACATTAAATATGTCGGCGTATTTGCGATAAAACTTTGATTTTTCACCAAATTTCCAAGACTCTTTAAGCTGAAATTCTTTTCTAAGAACATGAACATCAGCGTCTGTTAAAACAGATCGACCGTTTTTTGAGCCACGGCGACTTGAAGACCAAAGTTCACGTTTACATGGATCTGACCAAAGTTCTGAAATTTTTTTGCCCGTCAATTTATTAGTACCACGAAGACTAATGACATTGGTTAACGTAGGTCCTGTATGCGACCAGGTTAGTCCCTTTATCAATCGACAAATAGCACCAGGCGTAACTCCAAATTGATTTGCTGTTTTTTTGTAAAATTCACCAACAGTATTTCCATTTGGTTGTTCGATATTCCACCGTTCTTTGATAAAGATTACATCATCTTTCGAGAGCTTAGATCTAGGATTATGTTCACCCGTCCTGAGTTCGCCTCCTGGAGTCATGTTGTAACCAGACCCAAACGTTTGAAGTTTTTCAATCCAAAAAATTTCACGCTTGCTTGATTCTTTTGGGGACGAACAAACTTCTAGAACCTTGTGTTCAAATTGTTCTTTTCCATAAGCACGTATTGCGTTTGAAAACAACAACGACGAACCGGATGACGCTGCATAGCAATGTTTCTTCCAACGAATTAACATTAAGTCATCGGGTGACCCAGAACCAGATGTTACGCCAACATATGATTTTTGAGTCACCTTACAGGTATGACAATAAACAACGTACATTTACACCGTGAATCAAATCATCATTACCTAACGATTAGGTTACGTTGTTTGAAACGACGAAGTCCAACGAAACATATTCAACTGTCTTTGTGGGCTGTACGAAAATTTTCCCACGAATTGTGTTGGCCTCTATGTCAGCTTGGGTCGTTGTAGAGGAATCAATGATAACCTTAAAACGTTCAAGGCCAGCAAGAGCTTGCACCCTTTGCAAACGAGGAGTTACCGCTGCTGAAAACTTTGCCAAGGTCGATTCACGGTTCGGTTCAAACACGATCGTTCTAGCAATGTCACGAACCTGACGACGGATGTCGATAAGCAGGCGCCTGACGTTGACTCGATCCAACGCAGAAGCAGCAGCTTGCAACGTTTTCTGACCCCACACTACGACTCCTCCTTTGGGATTCGTTCCAGACGTTGCGTTGCCTGGGAAGGCAACAAGCGGATTAACGTCGGCGTCGTACAGCTCGTCCATGTTTGTCTTAGACAGCTTTACTCGAGCCTCGAGAGTTGATGCCAGAGCACCTCGAGTGAAGCCTGCTGGAGCAAACCATGGATGACCAACGGTGTCATTCAGTGCTAAAGCTCCGAGAACGACAACGGAAGGAGGAACGACTAGGTTTGTCTTTGTGTTTGGATCTTCAAGCACAACGTCTGGGAAGTATGCCGCAGCAAAGCTTGTATCCAGTGCCCTGTTACGAAAGTCAGCAACGGTAAGTTTCGTTGAAGGAACCTGCGAATCAAGCGTCACAAGATCGCTGTTGTTGTCTAACTGTTCAATGTCCATCAAGAACATTGCATCGAAGCGTTCTTCAACCGCATCGATCGCAGCATTCGTGATCACAGGATGACGAATTCCAGGAATTGCCAAGAGCTGAATGTCAACGTTGGTCGTATTCTTCATGATATCCAACGCTTTTGCGTAGGAACGAACGTTCGGACCTTCGTTACGACTTCTGTTTGTGGCGTTCATGTCTTCAGTGACTGAATTGTTGTTTAGCTCAGCTTCATCACGGTCAAACAGGTTAACGCCATCGAAACCTCCTTGCATAAAGAAAGAGTATTTTAGATAGCTTCTGTTCGCTTGAGTGAAGTCGCTCGTTGTGACAGCACGTGTCTTCGCGGTGTCGTTGGCAGTGATGTTGCCGTTTCTCACGTAGATTGCATCGTCCCATTGTGATGGATCTGCAATCGTGTCTGAACCAGTCACGACTTGAATGTTATCAAGCGCAAACATGTTACGATTGAAACGATCTGCATCAATGATTCCGTTTTCTGCCGTATCAGGCGTGCCCTCGTTGTCTCCAACAACGACGGGTTGAACAGCGGTCATAAAGTCTGGAAGGTATTTTGCAAAACCATACAACGACTTGTTAAACGCGGTGCTTGCGTTTGGAGTCGAAAGGCTGCTAACGTGTTCAAACTGAACGCCCCAGTACAACAACGGATTGATCGTCTTCTTTGCTCCCGTTCCAGCCGTGATGTCCTTACGCATTGGGACCGGTGCTTGAACTGTTCGTTTCAGGAACAGGCTGCTGATTAATTGACTACCTGACATCGTGGTCATTGGTTGAGAACCGGACGTCATCAAGTGATATACGCCGCGGAAACCCATGGGCAATGCCGTAGGATCTACGGTTTCTTGATCAACCTCAGTTGATACTTCAACCCTAACGTAATTTGACCTGTTAGGATATTGACCATCAACGACAAGTTTTTGTGAGGCCTCTGAACGATCAAAGTCAAAATACGTGTTCGTATCACCGATAACTTTTGCGATGTAACGATCGGAAGATGGGTTGAGGTTCAATCCCCTCCATTGCTCCAATGGTTTTTGATCGCTGTCTCTGTCGTTGAATTCACGAAGAACAAGATCAAACGAACCAAACTGATCCGCTGGATCTGACGACAACACGATGTTTTCGATTGAAATCTTGTAAAGATTCGAGATGTTCGCGCCGGCATCAAGCGCATGGAGACGGAACAAGTTGACCCTGTTTCCACCAAACTTCTGCGACATGATCCATGGAGACGCTGCGTGACGGAATCGATCTTCAAAGTTTTCGAAGTTCGGAACCGTAGTGTCACCAGTGTTTCGAGAAAGGCTACTCGTCGTTAAAAACGCACATGCTTCAGTACCACTCTTTGCGCTTGTAGAAGCGCTTGCACCACTCAATAGTGACACAAGACCTGTACCAGTAACGACTGCCGTCGATGGATGAATGTCCCATTGTGAATAGAGGTAATGTCCGGCTTGCTGAATCTTCAACGGATCTTTGTTTAAAACATTTCCAAAGTAGTTTGGTGCTGTCATATCAAACGATGCCGTGATAACGTTGGGATATAGAGGATCGGTTCCCTTGTGACCGTTTAACAAAACAACAAATTCTTGCTTAGCAATTCCACCGTTAAGCAACGTAACGCTTCCGATCGTTGAACCAGACGCTAACGTGTTTGTTGCAACAAGCGTAGAAGCAGGTGCACTGTTAACGCCTTCAAACGATGACGATAGACGAAGTATGACTCCAGACGGAGCCATCATTATGCCGCGGATGATTGGCAACGACGATGTGATGCCAGGCGTTACAGATCCTTGTCCTTGAAGACCGGCGTCTGAAAAAATCCAAGAACCAGCCGACTCTGACATGAAACAACCAAGGAAATACGTACGACCAAGAACGCTGTTCGAACCAGCGTTTGCATATGGATTTGCTGACAACGTACCATCGTTATCATGGTCAGGTTGTTGTTCGCCGACTACAAAACCAGCGCTTGTAACTGAACCCGCTGTGTTTCCATCAAGCAAACGTCGACGACCGTCCCCGGCACCAAGAACACGTAAATACGTAACTGCTCCTGCGTTACGCATCCATTCAGTGACCGCTAATGGACCAAACTTTTTACCGTCCGTCGCACCGAATTTCGCATACCAGTCGCTTAACGTTCCCACTGTTACAGGAACAAACGCTGGACCCTTGACTGATGTACCAATAATTCCTGCTGGAATACCGACGGGCTCCTGTTCAACAGGACCTGATTGATCGATTTCCTTTGCTGTAACACCGGCTGATCCAAACTTCAATTCTGCCATGACTTAATCCTCTGGCATGTAAGTATCAAGCTGGTAGCGGTTCTTTGAACGATCTATAACGTCGTGTTTTTATAGACCCATAAAAATCCATTCATTGACTTGTATAAACCGTTTGCACAATTTGAAATTCCTGAACGATTAAATCCAGTTAACCGTGAAGCTTCGGCACATGATGAAAATTCATTAACAAACGATCCGTCTAGCTTTAATTGAATCACACATTTTGACTTAGTTTTTTTGTTGAACACTTCACATGCTAATCTATGTTTAACTTTTGTTTTTTCATTAGCGTGGAACTTTTTTGAAATTTTTGAACGTTTAAGTTTTGTCTCTATTTTGTCATTTTTTATGATTCTTTTACTTCTAACATCAGAACGATTTTGTGCTATTTTTTGTGCAGCGCGGTTTTTACGCTTAAATTCTTCCGTTGAAACGACAGCGTGATGATTTAGTTTCATACGTAAACGTAACTTGGGACACATCATTGCCAACTTAGTAGCTTTTTTATGGCGTTCACGATCAATCTCAGACAACGATGTTACACCGTCACCTCCTGGAGTCATGTTGTAACCAGATCCAAACGTTTGAAGTTCTTTGATCCAAAACACTTCACGTTTTAAAGCTTCATCAAGTGATTGACATATTTCTAGTATTTCGTGATCAAATGAATCAATTCCATATTTTCGAATCGCTCTATGAAATAACAGATGTGAACCTTTGTTTATTGCATCGCGAACATGAAGATTCCATCGCTTAAAAAGTAAAACGTCGGCTGTCACACCATCAACATAACGCTTTGGTGTAAAACCGACGTAAGACTTTCCATTCAATTTACATGTGTGTCGATAAACAATAAACACACATTAAATTATTACAACTAGACGAACGATACTCCGCTGTTCGTTACTATGAAATCGATCGCAATAAACTC